CTATGTCTTCGCTATAAGCTTTACTTCTAGGGAATCACTGTAATAGTTCCGACCGAGAGCGTCTTGCGCATATACTGCAAACATCTTAGACCTATCTTCAATACCTTTCATGTTATTCGCAGAAATCCAAACCTGAACAGAGTGCCCGGGCTGAATATCACATGGAAGGGGGTTATCAAGCAACCCTGAAAAATGACAATGAACATAGTTATGGAACTTTGGATTGCGCTTGTATTTTGCGAAAAATTTGATTTTTTCCCACCAAGAACTTTTTTTATAGGCATACACATAGGATAAGGAATTTATAAATACCGATTTATTTCCAGTATTTCGCAAAAGCACGACTACTGACACCTCGCTTTCGTCAGCCTTAACACCTGGCATAACCAACACATTAAATTTTTTTTGAGTTGTGGCTATCTGGTACGCAATTGTAAGAGTACTTAAAACCGCGGCGTAAATTGCTATCAAATCTGTGGTATTCACTGTAATCTCCGATACAAAGTAATTACTAAAACCAGCAATGCGATCAAACCCGCACCCGTGCTTCAATGATTTATGCGCTTCAAAGCGTTACACTGATAGATCCAGTCTATCACTCTCGTGCCGTTTTTGATGTTTCCAAAACACTAATGATTTTTTCCTAGTAGATACCAGCACATGTCGATGACACCTCTAATCCGGGAGAGGCCGCTGGGTCGCTTCGATGATGGATTGGTCGTAGCCCCTCGTCTGCACCCCGGCCAGCTTGGTCACGCCCTTAAAAAGACAATGCTTTGTAGCAATTTCTAAGCATTGAGCAACTACCGCCCACAAAGGGCACTACCGGTACTATGCTTTTCCTTTTGCGAAAGGAGTCGATGCTGTGGCTGACGAATATTCGTTATCGGATGTGCTGGAAAGGATCTACCAGAATCAGCTCGGCCTAGAAGCAGCGCTGATGGAGTTGACGCTCCATGTTGAACAGCAAGGTTTCACTGAAGTCGGAGACAACGTCCGCGGGGCCTTGTGGGCGATTGGCGAAAACGCCGGATACATCAAGCAAGGACTGGCCAAGCTGAAGGGAAAGACTGGGAGCTAACCCTCACCCACCGAGGTCTGCTTTCGGCCAAAAGCAGACGTCGGTGACTGGTAGCTGGCGACCAAATACTCACTACTCTCATCGTTGCTATTAGTCATAAAAATAACTGTTCGCCTATCCCTTATTTAGGCCTCCATGGTGACGTGTTGATTGACTAACCATCAAGCTAAGGGTTGGCTTCCACAGTCTCAGTGAGTGGAGCGAACGTCTTAAGCTACTTGTTAGCAGGCATACTCCATACGACTTATTACTCCACCAATCATTTCTAGCTGATACAGCTCACAATGAGCATAATGAGAAGAGATTAGTTTCAAAATTTCAGCTTTGATCTCTGGGTTCAATTTCAAACCAAACGTAATAGATTTTAGTTCATCAGGATAGAATTTAAAATCCGTATAGAGAGAATCTCTTACAGGGTTTACTTTGTGAATCACCCGCCACTCTTTTTCGTATTCCCAGTCTTTTGTTTTTGTATGATAGATAGCCAATCTTGTTTCTTTGTTTTGTTCTGAGCTAGGCCCATACAGAAGGAAATCCACAGCACTGCCAATTATTGGAGCTTCATTGGTGTACCTTACTTTTTCGGCCGCACCGAATGGGGTTGAAAGCTCATCAATATGCTGAAATCCTAGCATGCAGCCTTTATAACTGTCCCCATAGTGCGCCCACATTAAAGTGTTGAGTTCGCTTTCAGTTAAACAGAAGCAACGGAGGGTGCCATTGTTATTCAATTCTGTGCTTTTTCTAAAAAGTCTCTCTAAGCTTTCTGTAGTTTTCGGAATAACTGATTCGAGTTTTTTTAATATTGTCTTTTGAGGTGCGCCTTGTTTTTTTAGTTGCCGCAGCATTCCAATAATTTCTTGTGTCCACTGCGAATAAATAGACAGATTGGCATCCTTGCCAGAATACGCAATTTCAACAAGCTTGTTTGAATAAATAGATTTTGACTCATCGAAGCCTGGAGATAATATCGGCATTCGTTGGAGCTCACTAGCATCATTAAATTGGCATGGACTTTGCCACCTCAAGCGCCCCGTTCTTAATACTATTTGTGTAGTGCTGGCAGTTGTATATTTATAAAGAATATCTGGTACTTTCACTTTCTCTCCTGAAAAATAACCATAAATAGACGACATAAGTGATGCTGGGCAGGTGCCGATAAGCTGAATCGTTTTTCGAGTGAAGCGAACCGCCCATTTCAGCTATGGGCGGTAGACTGCTGCAAGCGGCGGTGTTTACGACCGCCCGCTTCCGGTAGACGGCAGTTTGATGTGCTAAGGGTGATTTATTTTAGCTCAACAATTGATTTCATTTATAGAATTGCACCACAACTCCATCTATTAAATCGTCAAAGGTTATTATTTCCAAATCTCGATGGTCTGACATGATTTCCCGCCATACATCAGACTCAAAATCGCTTCTACGTCCGACGACAAGCCATCTGCGAGGTTTGTGAACTTTAAATCCATACTTTTCTTCAAACCATCTTCTGTTGTTCGGGTCATCAAAATAAGTAGCATATACCCTGGTCTGAGAAATATAAGAATTTAGCCAGGAAGAAAATGTTTCTCTGTTTTGACCGCCAACAATGAAGCCCTTGTCAATTTCCGGAAGCTTGAACTCGACGATATCTGCATAGCCGTTGGGTTGCAAAACAAAAAAATCTGGCCTTATGTTATTCCTTTTTTCGCTCTGCCACTCACAAGTTAATTCGGAAAATACATCCTTTGCACCAAACTTCATGGTTAGGATGAATTTATTTTCTTCCTTCGATAAGTGGGAGGTTATATCAGGCTCTGTGCTTTTGGAGTTGCCCCACACTTCGATGAATCTATTGATCTTCGGTAGCTGAATGTATTTGTAGTCATCAGGCATAGGATAAGAGTAATGAGCGTCATGCTCTACAAATTTTTTAATCTCATGCAGATTAAAACCAATGCGGTCGAATTTTTCATCACTGCTATCAAAATAAATAGGAAAGAAGTCTAGCCATTTTATATGCCTAGTCCTTAATCCAGAGTCGTCAGCGTCAAAAAACATTCCGTTTACGACTCTAGTAAATTGCCCTTTCATAGGCGCTGGGCTTGGCACATTAAAACCCATAATGCTATTTTGAGCTGCAAAATTCCATTTCAACTCTGTGAGCTTGTCCCAGCCCTTGTTTGTCGGCAGCACCAAGTCTTCACTGAATGGCGGCAAAGGCATTGAAAGTATACGGCTTGAGGTTGAATCATATTCAAAACCTATGATTTTTTCGAACAGATTACACTCTTTTACCGAATAATCATGATATCTCAGGTTCAGTATTCCGTCGGTATTTAGCTTCTCAGTGACCTCTGATCCCACGTACTCTATAGCGATGTGGGTTTGACCGATATACACAACAATTTCTTCAGGATTTAGCAGGAAGCCAGGAGCTGTTTTTATGAGGCTCGGGTTCTCCTGCATATATTTCCATAGTGGGGCCAGATAATTGCTCATCACCCCCTGCATAAAGGCCATTGTCAATTTTTTTGCTGAGGAGTCTACTTTCTCTTCTTCGTACATTTATATAGAACCTAAATAATGATCAATTGAAAATGATCGCCAAGACATAATTTTTATAAATACTAGTTTTGTCACATAAAATTCTGCTCGTGCGTGACTGCTTGTCTGGACTGAATGCTACTGCGAAAATGCCAAACAGATAATAGACAATACAAATTGGATGGTGTGCAGATTACGAAGTCATGAGCAGTATGTCTACAGTCTGCGTGTGGCCGCTTACGAATGGCAGCTATTGGCTGTGGATTCAACCGGTCGACGCAACACGACTAAATTCTGTGTAAGCAGAAGGAGTGTTGCAGATGAAGCAGAGACCTCGGATCTATTACACCGAAAGCCAGAAAAAACTGATGTGGGATCACTGGCAGAAAGGCGACTCTCTCCAGCACATCGCCCAACTATTTGATCGAAACCATTCATCGATACAGCGCATCTTGGCGGAAACAGGCGGTATCAGACCCGCTGTACGCCGCAGATCCAGATTGGCGCTGACGTTGGCTGAGCGTGAAGAGATTTCGCGTGCCGTGGTGGCAGGTAACTCGATCCGTTCCATGGCTGTGTTGCTAGGGCGAGCAGCCTCTACGATCAGCCGTGAGATCAGACGCAACGGTGGCCAAGGATGCTACCGGGCTAATCAAGCTGATCAGGCTGCCTGGGATCGCGCCCATCGACCCAAGGTCTGCAAACTTGTTGAGAACCGAACGGTGGCGCAAATTGTTGCAGACAAGCTTCAATTGCAGTGGTCACCGGAACAAATTGCCGGTTGGTTGAAGCGCACGTACCCGGACGATACGAGCTATCAGGTGTCACACGAGACGATCTATCGCACGCTCTTCATACAGGCTCGCGGGGCTCTGAAGAAGGAGTTGCTTGAGCATTTACGGCGCACGCGGGCCATGCGTCGCTCGCGTCATCACACGCAGAAAAAAGAAAATCACGGACGAATCACTGATGCTGTATCGATCCGTGAACGCCCGGCCGCGGCTAAGGATCGGGCGGTGCCAGGTCACTGGGAAGGCGACCTGCTGTGCGGTAGCAGGAACAGCCAAATTGCCACTCTTGTTGAGCGACATACCCGCTACGTAATGCTAGTGAAATTGGACGGTAAGGATAGCGAGACGGTCATCAGCGCCCTAATTGAAAACGCCCGTAACTTGCCCCAAGAACTCTACAAATCGCTGACCTGGGATCGCGGTAAAGAGATGGCTGACCATAAACGCTTTACGGTGGCTACCGACATCAAAGTCTACTTCTGCGATCCTCATCGTCCTTGGCAACGAGGATCAAATGAGAACACCAACGGGTTGTTAAGGCAGTACTTCCCGAAAGGAACCGACCTTGCGGAGCACTCGCAAGCCACGCTCAATGAAGTGGCAAGGCAGCTAAATAGCCGCCCTCGGAAAACGCTAGACTACGAAACACCGGCAGAACGATTTAGCCAATCTGTTGCGTCGACCGGTTGAATCCACAGCCGTTTGCAGCCCTTCGCAACAGGCAGCAAACGGCCATTAGCTGCGACTGCAGTCGGCAAAATGAAGACCTTGAAAGTACTTGGAAACCTAGGGCGAACCAAATCCATCATATTATTCATCCGCAATACGAATTCAGGATGAATGCTTTAATCACGCGAAAACAAATCGTCAATTGGATCGATAGCACTAAATAATCGCTCGGCCAAACTCACGCGTTGATCTCTATAAGACTCATAATCTGGCTCACGCTCTGTTTCATTAAAATATTTATCGTAGAATCTATCTACGTCAACTAAGTCTACAACACCATCAGCCACACTGGATGAATCATTAGCACCCAACTCGAAAGCTTTTTCATCCATTAGCTCCATAAATTTTCTGCGAGCTGCTGATTGCGAACCACCATCAGAAAACACCTCTGCATCTGGAAACTCATCTTCAACTGACGCAATTAGGTAGTCCGTGACGACTTGGTCATATGCATCGTAAAGCGATTGATGCTCTACAACTTTAAAGCATTTGACAATCTGACTTAAAATCAGTAGCTCGTCATAATTTGGGTCATTGGCAAAGGCTCCAGCCAAGAACGCTTCCACAGTCATTTTATCAACACTGCCACTGCGCAGCGCCCATAAAAACACTCGTGCCGATGCCAAGAAGGATCGGTCACACTTCTCGCCGCAAATAAAATTAATCGCTTTTAAAAGACTTTGGTCTGCTAAGTTAAACTTTTTACCAAGCTCAGACCTCGAAATACATAATTGAGCTACAAATTCGGAATTAGACCCAAGGAAATTAACATCTAAAACGGATGAAAAGATATGACCTATCACTTCGGTCGCCACGCCAGCACTGATTATCTTGTTATCCAGCATATCCTTCAGCGTTTTCAATGAAGACTGGGTCTTCAGGCTACCAAAGCACTGCCGTAAAACAGGGGTGTTACTAGCATATCTATTGAGTACGAAGTCACCTAAAGACGGGTTAAATAACCGAACAAAAGTCTGGTTTTCGCTTACTACTAATCTCGTGAGCATCGAACCAGATAGGTGACGGAGGTTTAATAGAAAATCTTTTTTTCCAGTAAGACTGGCGGCTCCTGGATTCTCTAGGTATCGCGCAAATGCCTCTGAAAGCTCAGGCTCAGTAATCACGCGCCCGTTCATAGCGACCAGCAAAACCAAGGCACGGCCACAGTCATCCAGTTGCGCTTGAAATGGATGATCCCAGACCTGAGACGGATCATCTAGCAAACCAGCTATATGCGCCCAATAAGACTCGGATGGGACATCCTCCAATCGCTGGGCATCGGTAATAAATCGGATTAGCCGAGGATTAAAATTCCTATGATCAATAATAGTTCGATAACGTTTATGAGAATACAACTGCTCAATATATTCAGCATCTATTTCAGAATGCCAGATATGGTTGTAAAGAATTCTCGCCTTATCAATCTTCACCAAAGATTCAAGTGTTATCTCAAACTCATTTCTATTTATATTTGAGTTGTAGAAAACATCGTTTAAAATTTTTCCTTGATTGAGAATAGTAGTTCGAGATGTCAATACAAATCGCTTTTTTGGATTCTTGACTATGCGCCTAATAAAACCAACAATCTTGGCGCCCTCATGGCCAGAAAGCGCTTCTAGGTAGTTGCGACCCAAAAAATCATCGAAATAGAAAATTTGCTTTGAGTCAGGGTCGAAGATACTCTCGGCCTCTTTAATATCATCAGAAATGACCGAAAGCTCAAACCCGTCTGCGACGTACTGTAGGATTAGCTGCCCAGCCAATGTTGTCTTACCAATGCCAGCTGGACCCGTAATGATAACAACACTGGTAGATTCCAGTTTATCAATCGCTTGATTATGATTTACCGTAGCTACATATACCTTAGAGGCCTCAATAATCTCACCAAGCTCAAACTGGCTCCTGTCATGTATGGGCTTATTAAGCATGTACGCAAGAACATTCGAACTAGCAATCCAGAGCTTATAGTGCCGTCTTTCAATATCTGGATGCTTCGCGAGTATATCACTCAAATCCTGTCGGCCCAGTATATCTGCTGGAGATAAAACAAATGGTGAAAGTTTCTGCATCAATATTTTTTTATCATTAAGTGAAAGCGAGTGAGACAAGGCTAAGATATAGCGACTTGGCGATAATTTCTGAACTTTGAGGCTTTCAGAATCCGCAATAGATTTAACGAGCTTTTCTAACGGCGTCGAAATCCAATGCTTACACTGGAGAATCCATTCATCCCCCTCGGACCTAAAAAAGCGCCCATCCACTCCAGCGTCACGTCCGGGCTTGAATCTTTCGAATCTAACCCCCTCCCTCGCGCTTAGCAGGTCAGCGCAAAAGACTTCGAACTCTTTATCGTTTAGCCGCGAAAAATCGTAATCGCTCACAAAAGCCTCGCTCAGAAATGGACCATATGCCAGTAAACCGCTCGGCATTAAAGTGTAGTTGATGGAAGCGGCACACGAACTATCGCAGTGATAGCAGCAATGATGCGTGCTTTCTTTGGCTGGTCAGCCAGATGACTTAGTGCATTGCTCCAATACAGCAACGCGATGTCGAACGGATGATCTGACCGGCTGCTTGTGGCCGATAGCAGACGTCTCACTACCTACAGTTGATCGTCCACAAATGATCCATGCGAGTCGTGTAGCTCTGGCTCATCATTTCACGCCGCATGGCCCACTCTGGCTTGCTAGGGACGCTCGCCGCTCGCAGCGTCCCCCTTCCCCAACGGTCGTTGATCTGATCCAGTACGGCCATGACCTTGGAAGATTCCGCCGGTTGAGAAGCCGCAAACATATCGTCCGTGTATTCACCTGGCTGACACAGGTTCATCAGCAACACCTCTGCCTTGCTGTACTTAAACCCAGGGCGATATACCCGATCCAGCGCATCGACTGCAGACTTGGTCAGTAGCCGGACGTCATCAGTGGGGTAAGGCATATCGATCACCACACCATTGGCGTACTTCGCCTCCTCCGGGTTGAACATACCGGTGCGGATGCTCACGCGCACTTTCTTACACAGCGAGTTTTGCGCCCTGAGTTTTTCTGATGCGCGCATCATGTACGTGGCCACCGCTTCCTTGATCGGCGCTAGTTCGGTGAGTCGAGAACCGAACATCCGGCTGCAGCAGATCTCCTGTTTGGGCGGATCGGGTTCATCCAGCTCCAGACACGGTGTACCCGCGAGTTCTCGCGCCGTCTTTTCGATTACAACGCTGAAGTTTTTACGCAGCGTCCATGGGTCAGCCTTTGCCAGATCCATCGCACTTTTGATGCCCATAGCGTCGAGGTGCGCTTTCATACGCCGCCCTACCCCCCAGACCTCCGCGACGTCGGTATTGCGGAGAACCCAATCACGCTTTACGGGATCGCATATATTCACCACCCCTCCCGTCTGAGCTTGCAGGCGCTTGGCAGTATGGTTGGCGAGCTTGGCGAGGGTTTTGGTGTGAGCGATCCCTACACCTACCGGAATGCCCGCACACCTAAGCACCCGGCTCCGAATCTCTCGGCCCAGGCTATCCAGTTCGTGGATGCCAGCGAGGTCGACGAACGCTTCGTCAATGCTATACACCTCGACTGCGGGCACCATCGACTCAATCAACGTCATGACCCGCTCACTCATGTCGCCGTACAGCGCATAGTTCGAGGAAAAAGCGACGATGCCGTGCTGCTTTAGCTTGTGCTTGATCTGAAAGTACGGCTCGCCCATCTTCACGAACGGCTTGGCATCGTAGCTTCGAGCGATCACACAACCGTCGTTGTTCGACAGCACGACGATGGGCACCCTTGCCAGATCCGGACGAAACACTCGCTCGCAACTGGCGTAGAAACTGTTGCAATCGATCAGGCCGAAAACCGGCAGGGCGTTAGACATGGCTGCGCACGCTGCCGATGATCACACCCCAGATTGACAGCTCATCTCCCTCCAGCACGTATCGGGGTGGGTACTTCGGATTTTCTGACAGAAGGATGACGTCCTTTCCCCGGATGCACAGGCGCTTGCACAGTGGGTCGTTGTTCAGCAAAGCAACGACTATGTGCCCGTGTACGGGTTCAAGTGAGCGATCCACCACTGCCAGATCGCCATCAAAGATTCCCGCGCCCTGCATGCTCTCACCGGAAATTTTCACCAGGTAGACATGAGGCGCTCGGATGTTGAGCACCTCGTCCAACGAGATATGCGCCTCGATGTGATCCGCCGCAGGCGAGGGAAATCCGGCGGGCACGCGAAAAAGGCAGAGTGGTAATTTCCGACCGGCCACAGCAATTGGGCCTACGATTGAAAAGCTCATGACGCACGACTTCCAGAACTGTACGAATATACAGTTAACTTTCAGATCGTCTTGCGGTCAATTTCTGTAGGAAATATCTGATAGGCGGCCAAGCGATGTGTGGACGACTTTCACAGTACGATGGCATTCACGACTTCGTGGCCGCCCTCAGCATGCCGAATGCTCTGATCAACTCGACCGGCGAGCAGCCGTTTCGACGTTATAACGCCGCGCCAACCATGCAGCTCGCCCTCTTCCACCAGGAAGGTGATTACCTTCACGCCGATATGGTTAGGTGGGGATGGCGACCACACTGGGCGAAGGATCGTGCCGCACCGATCAATGCTCGAGTGGAAAAGGTCGCCCACGGACCATTCTTTCGCGCGATCTGGCCGCACCGAGCGATCATCGCGATCAATAACTGGTTCGAATGGGTCGACGAAGGCGAGTCAAAAAAGCAGCCCTATCTGATCAGGCATCGGGATCGATCCCCCATTCTCTGCGCGGCCATTGGCCAATACCCGCATGAACAGCAACGTGCCGGTGAGCACGACGGCTTTGTAATCATCACCGCTGACAGTGAAGGCGGCATGGTCGACATCCATGACCGCAGGCCGGTAGTTCTCTCACCTGAGTTGGCAAGGGAATGGTTGGACCCAGCCACGCCTAAAGAGCGCGCCGAGCAAATGGCGCTTCTCCAGGGAGAACCAGCGCAGAAGTTCGAATGGTTCAGGATTGATCGGGCCATCGGCAACGTACGCAATCAAGGCCCACATTTAATGGCCCCAATCGACGCGAATCAGGCTGATGACTTATTCAGCGCGCAAAGGCCTTGAGCCGCTCAACAAGAGCCGCTTCAAAGATGACATATAACCGGTCTGCATCACCGTCCCTCAACGCCCTGGCGGTCTCCAAACCTAGAACAAACCCATCTGCTCTGGCGCCCGCTTTTACAGCAACAATCATAGAGTCAGCGCCCACGATTTGAGCGAGCAGGCGGTCAGCCTCTCGCTTCATTTTGTCATTAAGCACTACGCCTTCCATCGTCCCTTACCTTCACTGCGACATCAAATACATCACCAACAGCACTACAGTGACCCAGCTCAGCGTCATTAGAAAAGAAAGCGCAGCCAGGGTCTTGTTCATGTTGATCTATCACTTAGATGAATGAGGATGATGGGTCACAAATCCGGCACCAGCAATAATGGCCAAAAGCCACAACAAGAAGCTCAATGCATGTCCACTTGCGTGGTTAAAAAAGGCCTCCAAGCGCAGCCGGCTCCCAGTTGAAGATCACCAGTTCGCCACTGACCTCGGCCTTCCCCTGCCGTTGATTGGCTGTGGTATAGCGGATGTCCAGAGTCTCGAAGTGGAAGCCGTCGAACACGCGGCGGATGTCGGGATGATCGTTGATGCTGACCATCACTCTGCCTTTGCAGCGGCGCATGAAGTCTGCCATTCGCTCGTAGTTTTCGAACGGAAAGTCCACGCCATAGCCGGCGGTCTGCCAGTAAGGCGGGTCCATGTAATGGAAGGTGTGGGCACGGTCGTAGCGTTCTGCGCATTCAAGCCAAGGGAGGTTTTCGACGTAGGTGCCGGACAGGCGCTGCCACGCGGCCGAGAGGTTTTCCTCGATGCGTAGCAGATTGATGGCCGGGGCAGTGGTCGCCGTGCCGAACGTCTGCCCTGAGACCTTGCCGGCGAAGGCATGGTGCTGCAGGTAGAAGAATCGGGCGGCGCGCTGGATGTCGGTGAGGGTTTCAGGGCGGGTCATCTTCTGCCATTCGAACACCTGCCGCGAACTGAGCGCCCATTTGAACTGGCGCACGAATTCTTCGAGGTGGTTCTGCACGACGCGATAAAGCGTGACCAAGTCGCCGTTGATGTCGTTGAGGACTTCGACGGGTGATGGCTGGGGCTTCATGAAGTACAGCGCGGCACCGCCGGCAAAGACTTCGACGTAGCATTCGTGTGGCGGAAAAAGCGGAAGGAGGCGGTCGGCCAGGCGGCGTTTGCCGCCCATCCAAGGAATGATAGGTGTAGACATTGAAAGCAAGACCTTTACTGTATGGATAAACAGGTGCTAGGCTCGCCGCGCTTTGTGCACGGAGCAAGAGCCCTGGCTGGACTTGCAGGGACCATCTGCAGGGACGGCGGTCGATCCGGATGTTGACGCATCCGGACCGGCCGCTCTTTTTCACTTCGGTGTTGAGACTTCTTTGGCGTATGCCTGACAGGCTGCGAGGGCAATCAGCCCCCGGTCGCCGTCATCGGTGACGGCGATAATTCGTTGAGCATGCGCTGGGTCAAGTTCGGCTCTTGTGGGGCCATGAACCACGCCGCCGGTGGCGGTGGCGGCTGACACCGATCCGTTGCCGGCGCCGCTGGTGGCGTCGAGTAGGACTGACAGGCGCAGATCAGCAGTGGCAAGGCGGTCGCGCAGGCGACCTTGATCACGTTGGACATCGCTCAAGGCTCGGTAATGGGTTTGTTCACTGGTTGCCAGGCGCTGCTCGAGCGCGAGGCGCTTGTCTTGTTCGTCACGCTGCTGCGCGGCCGAGGCTAGGGCCAGTTGATTGAGGGTTTCGGTGTGGAGGCGGCCCTGTTCGGCGAGCTGTTTGCCGTAGCGCCAATCCTGCACTTGCCAGGTAATGGACGCAGAACCACCGGCCAAGACGACCAGCACCAAGCCTTTGGCCAGGAGCCGATACGGCGCCGGGATCAGTTCACCTAGACGCATAAAACCGCCCTCGCCCGCCCCCACAACTCCAGCCGATTCTGCAGGCCATTGAGGCCGCCGTTGATCCTGCGGGTTATCGCGTTGAATTCGTTTTGATCGGCCAGCGCGTTCAGCCCATTCACTGACCAGAACCACGCAGCCGACTCGGCGGCCCACTGTGGGAGTTCCAGCAGCTCAGGCGTGCGCAGCAATCGCTCGTCACCGAACAGCGCCAAGCTGCAGCGCAGGTAATTGTCGTGGCCGGTGACCTGGATCAGACCCCGACCGCGATAACGCTGGCCATCACCATCCGCTGCCGGGGTGTTACCCAGTTTCGCAGCCAGGGTGCCGGTGTCGTATTTGCTCAGGTACTGGTCGCCGCCCAGTTCCCGGACGTACTGCAGCTGACCCGACTCGTGACCGACTTGCGCCAGGAACGCGGCTTGCCGTTTCGGTGTGTTGATCTGCCGATGGGCCATGGCTGCGTTGAGAGCAGATACAAAAACGCCCGCTTGGCGGCGGGCGTTGGGCATGATGGATTGCAGTTGCTGTTCGGTCAGTGACATCGATGTCTCCTTGAGTTGTGAGAATGCGGCGCTATTGCTTGAGCTGAACGACCTTCAGATCCTTCGCCGCTTTTTTCTTCTTGCCCTTGGCTTTGGCTTTACCCTTCTTGCCGCCATTGCACTCGACTGTCGTACTCCAGCCGGCCTGGGTGAACACTTGCTCCACCGAGTCGACCAAGTACTCGCCATCGAGACCGACCTTGAAACCCTGGGCATTGATCGAGCGCTCGGCGAATAAGTCGGTGCGCCCTGCCATCTCCAGCCGGACGCCGGCCGTGGAACGGTTAAACGCGGTGAGACGTGCCTTGGCGGCGGCTTCGGCGGCGGACTTGTTCGGGTATATGTGGCGGTCGCTGTGCACTGGTGGCAATCCGTCCGGCGATTCGTCGTTGTCCAGAGTCACCACGGCGAGCTTTCCGGTTTTCTTGTCCTGATGCTTGGTCGATACCGCCTTGTGCGTGTTGCGATCACCGAGCCGAAACTGAAAGCGACTGACGTCGCGACGCTGGATCAGCACGACGCCGAAGGACTTGCCCGAGGCGCTCTGCCCGCCCTGACGTGACATCACCAGAAGCTTTCCGTCGGCGACCTTGGCCGTGCAGTCATAATGCTTGGCCAGACGGGTGATGAAGTTGAAATCCGATTCATTGAGCTGATCGGCACGCGGCACCTTGGTTTGCACCGGGCACACCGGTTGCCAGCCATTGCGTGCGGCGACGTCGGCCACAATTCGTGACAACGGTACGTTTTCCCAACTACCGCTGCGGATCGTCTTACCACTGCCGCGCATGTCGCTGGCCTTACCGGTAATCACAAGAGTGTCTGGTGGACCGGATAACTCGATCTCGTCGACGACATAGCGGCCAGTACGGGTCAGCGACGTTTCAACATAGCCCAAGAAGATCTCGATGCTGGCACCGCGGGGAGGCAGCACCACCGCGCCGTCACGGTCGTCGATGCGCAGCTCGAACTCATCGGATTCCATGCCGGGTTTGTCAGTCGTTTTGAGTTGCAGCAGTCGGTCGTTGATCCGCTGCGTGATGTCGGCGCCGTCGGCGACGATACGAAAGGCAGGAGTCATTTATTTTTTCCATAAAAAAACCCGCACGAGGCGGGTTTTGAAGGTTTGTAGCTGCAGGTACAACAAAGGCTACGCTATGACTGTAGACCATCAATTCCACAGTGCCAGGCCTTCTTCAATGGGACCAGGCAGATCCGGCAGTTCGATCACGATGCCGGCGCGATACGGTTGCGGCTCATCGGCCAGCCCCTGATTGGCATCAAGCACCGCCTCGACCGTGCCCTCAAGATGCCCATAAGCGTGGTAGCACAGGGTGTCCAGCAGATCCCCGTCAAACGTTCTGCAGGTCGTCGCCATAACGCACAAACTCCAATGTAAACGCCTGCTTGCGCGGGATCCCGCCCTGCAGCAGCGCGCTCTGTTCTTCTTCCACGCTTTTCAGGCACCAGGTGCCAAGCACGTCGCCATAGCCGGTGGTCAAGGTCAGCGGCTTGAGTTGGGCACCGAGGCTGCGCAGGGTGTCCAGTTGTTTGATCCCGCCTTTGAAGCCGGGAAAGATCGCACCCTTGAGCGTGATCTTTTCCTCACCGATACCGACCGCTTGCTGTGCCGGCCGACGGGTGAGTCGCTCCTGCGAGGCCCATCTAAACTCAGTCGAGCGCCGCAGTTCATCAAAGGCTGCGGTGTCCAGATTGAAGTAGTAGGGCTGCGCCTGCGGATCCTGTGGTTGCACGATCAGCAGATGCGGGAACGGCTTCACCGCTTCCGGCAATGGGGTGGCATCACCACCCAGCGAACCGGTCGGCACGATGTTGGCCAGCGACGGGCTGACCTTGCCGGCGACTTTGTTGATTGCGGTGGACGCCCGGGCGGCCTGTTCCTTCAGCTCACCCATGCGTTCATCGATCTGCGATACAGCACGCGTGGCTTTGTTGTACGTGGCCACCACCTGGCCGACCTTGGCCTGAGCGGCATTGACGCCGCGCATAACGCGCTGCAGCTTTGCCCCCATCGCCGGACCGACAAAGGGAATTCCCTCAAGCTCCGAGGCCGCGCCGCTGATCTCGCTGATGGCACCGTTGACTGGCCCCATCATGCCGTCGAGGCTGCGCCGGCCACTCTCTCCTGCTGCCGCCAGATTTTTCAGTCCCGACTGCAGCTGTTCCATGTAGGCCATCGGCCCTCCTTGTTACACATGCGGTTCGTCGAACAGCGAGCGGTTTTGCAACTGCTGCGTGGACTGACGCCACTGCTGATCGATGTAGGGTTGAAGCTCTCGCGCCAGTTGCGCCGGATCCTTCACGTCGCCCTGTACGGTGACATGCAGAGGCGCCTGAATATCGAACCGCTGCTCGACCTTGGTTGACTGAGGTTTCGCAGCTGCAGGCGGTGCGAGCATCGTCGGTACCGCTGGGGATGCCGGCTGATTTAATGCACGCGTGACATCCCCCATTGCTGTTGCAGTCGACTCCCGTTCAGGCAACAGTGGCTTGGAAACAGGCGGCGTTGGAACCTGCGCCGGCAGCGCTTGCGTTGGCGCCAGTAGCGGCTTGGGACTGTCGAGAGTCGATTGAGGAACGGGCGCAGCTCCGGTCAGTAGAGGCAACATTTTCGGTTGCGGCTGGACCATGTTTTTGACGACCGGTACCGGCGCAAATGAACGGGCGATATCGCCCATCACCGGCGGGATGTTCTGCCCGGCATTGACCATCATCAGCGGCCCGGCATCCGGCACTTTCTTGAGCGCGTCAGGGGTTCCGAATAGCTCTTTGCCCGCAAAGCCGCCGAGTGCGTCGCCGCCCATGTAACCGAGATAGCCACCAATCAATCCGCCGACCATGGTGCCAATGATGGGGATGGCCGATCCGATAGCGGCCCCCGCTGCAGCGCCGGCCAGTGTGCCGGCCAATCCACCCGCCGCTTGCCCGTAACCCTCAGCTTTTTCATCTTGAGTTTCGGCGTTCTGATAGGTATCCCATGCCTTGTATCCCGCTTCAGCGATGGCGACCACGGCGGTTCCTTTCACCACAGAGCCAACGCTAGGACCACCCCCGCCTCCACGAGTGATACCCTCTTTGCCGCCGCCCTTACCGCCTTTTCCGCCCTTTCCTTTTTTCCCATCACGACCGGTATCGAAGTCGCCGGCATCCAGTCCGCCGCCCATGGCCGAAAGGTTGGTGACGATGACCTTTTGCGGAATGTTCGGGTTGCCCATCAAGGTGCCGCGCCCGATATTCATCAGGCCCTTACCCATCTTGAATGCGCTGACGGCCCCCTTGAGCGCGATCATGCCCGCCACAGCGGTACCGATAGCCGTCACCAAACGCGGTGACTCATCGGACAGTCCCGCGAGCTGACGGCTGACATTCGTGATCCCATCCGCCACCGCATCAGTGACCGGGCGAATCGCATCACCGATGCTGCGCATGGCATCATCCATGCTCTGGGCCATCTCGGACCACTTTTGCGCAGACGTTTGCCGGCGCTCCGCCAGGTTCTTGTCGAGGATCCCGGTGGCATTGGCCGAGTCTTTCTTCAACTGCTCATACAGATCCTTGTTCTGCATGTACGCTGTCAAAGCGGCCTTGACCTGCATATCAGCGAACAGGTCACCGGTACGCAAAGCCTCCTCCAGCGACTTCATCATAGCTTTGGCTTTCTCGGGATCAGCCTCTTTACTGATCGCCGCTGTGGCCTTGGCCATCTCGGCCGCCCGCTTCGGATCGGTCGCTTCAATGTACTTCTGGGCCAGCGCAAAACTGGATTCCAGTGTGGATTTGCCATTCTGCAAACCCGTCTGCATCGACCCCTTATAGTCGATCCCGGCCTTCTGGTAGGCCTTGACCGTTTCACCCGAGCCTATTTTCTCCATCCAGTTTTTGAGGTTGTTCGCCGCCTCGTCCGACCCACCGGCCGTTTTCATTTGCACCTGCAGCATCGCGCCCAGCTGCGTCACCGAATCCATGCCGGTGATACCCAGTTTGCCCATACCGGCCAGTAACTCAGGAAACCACTTGGCCATGTCGACCGCTTCAAAACTGCCCGCCTGGCCCTGGTAAGCAATGGCCTCCAGCGCCTGCTGCATTACCTTGGGGTCAGTGATCTTGGCGTTCTGCCCCAAAGCGTTGATCATCTTCGCAGTTTCAGTGCCTTCCGATCCTTGGCCCACCGCGAATTTGGCTGCGGTCGGTGCATAGGACAGCGCCTTGTCCAACTCCATACCGGCGCCGACCAGGGCGTTGACTACCTCGGCCACCTGATTGCGCGCCATGCCAGTATCCCGCGATGTGTCGATCACGGTTTTGGAGAGATGCGTTTCTTCTGGTGTGTTGGCAATATTGGCCTTGATCGCGATGTCACGAATGATCGCGCCGTAATCCGCGCTGACCTTGGTAGGAATCGCTACGGCAGCAGTAAGTGCACCGGCCTGGCCGAGGGTGGTTTTCATCCCCTGCCGACCTTCGTCCAGTTGCCGATGGCCGAGCGCCTTGAGTTCAGCGCCGGCCGCAACGCGACCCATCGTGGCGTAGGCCTTACTCAGCCGTCCGACCTCGACGCCCTGTTTCTTGAGAAGGTCGAGGTTCTTTTCGTATTTGGACAACAGCTTGTCGGCACCGGCGGCGCCAGTTGCGTGCGCCTTGCGCCATTCCTCACGCAGACGCATGGTGTCGCCGATGGTGTTCTGCAGCACCCGGGCTTTACTGCCGACCGTGTCCAGGTGCTTGATCTTGCTTTCGACGTCCTTGAACGCTTTGCCCACCGTCGGATCGACGGCGCCGCCGATGACAAAGCCGAGTGCGAGGTTCTTCGCCATGTGCGTGTCCCTGGGGTCGAGGATGATTGGAAATGGCTCAGTCCGTGAGCCACCACACGATGTCGTTGAAGGGCATGGCCATGATCTCGACAGCCGAGAAACCGGTCTCCTTGGCCAGCCGCTTGGCCAGCCCTTTCAACGTTGGTCCATCAAACCTCGTCGTCTTGGACCAGACGAAAATAGCCTTTTTGCAGGCGCATGTAGTCGACCAGCTTGAGGGCCATCAGATCCTGTTCCGGGGTCTGAGTCAGCGAAGAAAACAGCGACATTTCGCGCTTTTCTTCATCGCCGTTGCAGGTCGCTTGCGCGGCTCGAATGTCTCGCACGCACGGCGCACGGATGGTCAGCGTGTCGACCAGCACACCCGACAGTTCGGTTGGGTGTCGCAGTGAGATGCGAAAGCCTTCCTCGGTCAGTTGCAGCCAGCTTGGCAGTGGTTTTTCTTGAGTGGCTTGATTCGTTTGCGTCATTTCATCGTGTCCTTAAAGGCCGAGGGCCGAACGTTCGTCAGCGAGCTGGTCGACGCCGTCGACGACCAGGACCATCCCCAGCATGTCGATCTCGTAAACCACCCGACCGGCAACTTCGAGTTTGTAGTAGGTCAGTGCCATGTTGTGTTTGGTCTCGGCCTTGTCGCCGGGCTTCCAGTCGCCCATGTCGACTTCCTTTATACCGCCACGCATGGTGACGATGACTGGGGTGACCTTACCCTTCAGGCCTTTAAATGAGCCTCGGAACACCGCGCTGCAGGCGGTGCGATCAGACAGGCCGAAAAACTTCAGCGCTTCGCGACGAACACCGTTGGTGGTGAAACCGGCTTCAAGCTTTTCCACGCCGGTCGAGATCTCGACCTCGCCGGCCATGCCGCCGCCTCGGTAGGCTTCGGTTTTCAGGACCACCTTGGGCAAGGTGAGGCTCGGCATTTCACCGGCAAAACTGACGCCGTCGATAAACCCGGCGCAGTTAGAGAGAACTTCAGGAATCATCAGGGTGCCTCCTTAGGCAGCTTCAAGCACTTCGGTCATCCACTCGTTGGTGACCTCGAAAAGGAAGTTCGGGTTTTCAGCCGGCGGTACGTCGGTGAAGCGGATCCGCCAGTACACCTTGCCCTGCTCGATCTGGCTGGCCGTGTTCAATTCGTGATCCGGGAACACCTCGAAGTTGATCACCGCGCCTTGGTTTTTCAGGTCGCGCATGAACGCTTCCAGGCCGTCGGTGACGTCCTTGACGTAGGTCTTGGTGATCGAGCGGTCGACCGCCCATTTATGGCCGGCCTGTACGGCATCCATGAGGATGAACAACGTGCGCACGCGGGTGACGAACGCCCATTTCGGGTCGCTCGACAGCGTGCGGTTGCCCCAGAGACGGAAACCATCGTCACGAATGATCGTGGTGATGTTCGCGTTGTTGAGCAGGTTGGCTCGGCAGGTCTCGTCACCGTCCAGGTACTCCACCGCACGGGTGGTACCGGTGATGCCGGTAAACTCCTTGTTCGACGGCGAAGCCCAGAAGCCGTAGGTCGCATCCGTCCAGGCAAACAGGCCGGCAGTCCAGGCAGAACCAGGCGCGTCCACCGTCTTGCTTTCACCGGTGTCCCAGAATTGCACACCGGGGTCGACCATGAACAGGTTGCGACTGCCAAAGTTTTTCGCGTAGGCCATGGCGGCCTCATCGGTGGTGCATGGCCCGTCGATGATCCCAATAGCCCGTAGCTTCTGCGCCAGGCTATCCATGGCCGTGGCCACCGCTTGCGTAGCCGAATGGCCGGGGGCGATCAGCAATCGCGGCTGTGCGTTGAACAGACTCTTGCCATCGAGCAACGCCTGCAGGCCAGTACGTTGACCGGACTCCAAAACACCGCCAATGATGGCCGAGGTCTGCAGCGCCGGGTCGTCCATCTTCGGCACACCGATGGCGACGATCACCGCCTTGGCCTTGGCGTAAATCGCCTTGCAGGCCTTGGTGATCGCTGAATCGGCGCCGAACGCTGCAATGGCTTCACGTTCGGTGGTGATCAGCTTGAGTTCGCCGGCCTTGGCCGTACCGCCACCCACCAAGCCAGGGCTGAAGGTGTCGCACAGGCCGATGATCGACGAGGACGGCAGCGAGATAGTGCGTGCGCCGGTATCGACCGAGGTGGTCGTGACGCCGTGAAAGAAACTCATAAGGCTCGTTCTCCAAAAACGAAAAAGCCCCGCATAAGCGAGGCTGTGAAGGGGGTTCGTGTTACGCGTAACGGAAAAGAAAACGCCCCGTCAGTGCGGGGCGTTTATTGAGGCGGCTCGGTCAACCACTGCGGCGCAATCGGTCGATGCTCGGCGAATGGGAATTGCGAACCTTGCGGCCAGTCGCGCAACTGGCGGCGGTAAGCCTGCAGCTCTGCGTACTGCTCAGCGGTGATCGAGGTCACACCGCCCTCCTCGATCTCGTCGCGGTGCCGGGAGACCAACGGATCGGTCAAAGCCAACTGCGCATCGCGCCAGGCGCGCTCACCCGCCGCCAGTTCCTCAGCATCAAGCGGCGGCGGATCAATCAGCACTGGCTGACCGTTGGGCCGAGAGGACATTTTTTTAGGGCTAACCGCCAACTCGTCCAGCAGCGACTGCCAAACACTTTCCGACACCTCGACAACGTCCGGCGGCATGTTCGCGCCATGAATCTCTGCGCGATAAGCCCCGCACACGGACGGACTGAAAAACACGGTTTTGCTCATCATCAATTTCCTACTGCTCGCCATTGAACCGACCAGAGCGCCTGGGCAGTACCCGCCGCATTTTGCACGCGCAACGTACAGCCGGACGCACCCAGTCCCGCCCCCATGAGCGCGTGCATCAAACACATTGACCCGACGTGCGTGAGCGTGATGTTGCGCGGCGCGTTAGGGAACGGAATAGGGAAAGTCACGTAGACGTAACCGTTCGCGTCCGTTACGCCTGTACCCCATTGCTCAATCGCACCGGATGGCAATCGTTGGTAACCACTATTCCCAAAAGAGCTGCCGAACTCAGGCGCATATTTCAAAGCGGACATACCGTTCTCAACAACCCACTGCCCATTGCCTGCGGTGATCACGATGGTGGACAGGGACTGAAGGGGCACAGAGGTCATGGAACTAACAGACAGCGCGGAAATAACGTCTGTACCCTGCCGGACAATGTTGACCACACCCGGCGTCGTGTTGAACAGGAAAAAATTGGTGCCGGTGGGTACAGAACTAACAGGCGGCAGGGTCAATGTCCCCGATGCAGAAAGCACAATACGCTGGCCAGCAGCCGCGACACTCAATGTCGCCGGCAGCGCTGCAATATCGAAACGCCCAGAGAAATTACCCATTGCCCGCTGCACAAACTCAGTAGTCGCCAATGACTTGCCGTTATCGAATTGCGGCTGCGTCTCCCAATGCGCCCCCCGCAAAATCGGCGAATACTTCAGCGCGCCATCGCCCCCTTCCAGCGCCCAGCCTTGACCGTTATTCAAGCGCCGGAAGGCCGAGATTGTCGATTGAGGCTGAGTAAACGGCCCCAACGCGCCGTTGATCGCAATCAGAGACTGCCCGGCCTTCGCCTTGAAGGTCGCACCATTCAAGCCCGCGAGAACCGTTACGACAGCCCCCTGAGGAACAGCGCTCGCATCCGGCAGGGTGACAGTCGAACCCGACCCGCCGGGCGCGACCAAGCGCCCAACATCAGCCGGCGACAAATCAACGCTCCCGGGATAGGTCACCAGATCCGCATAACTCCCCTGCGCTCGCTGGGCAAACTCGGTCGTCGCAAGCGACTTACTGTTATCGAACAGCGCCGGCGTCGGGGCTGTCGGGTTGCCAGCGAAACTCGGCGAAAACAACCGGGCAAACCCGTCTGTAATGTCCTTGAACGTCAGCGCAGTAGTTCCTACAACAATCGGGGCATCTGTCACCAGTTGCCAAATCGTATCAGCCTGCGTCGAGCCGGCTTCTACCGCCACTGTCAGGTTGGGCGTTATCTTGGCATTGCTATCGGCATCCTTGGCCCGCACCCAAGAACCCACGGCCACGACATATGGCCCGTTATCCTTGGCGGCCGCCTGATTTTTTACCAGCACCCGATCACCGACCGCGAGCGCTACACCGTCAATCGTCTGCAGACCGACCAGACTGATGTTGGCGGTGGTAGCAGCGCGCACCGACTGCTTGATGTCGAGCTTGCTAAGCTCGTCCAGAATGCGCGAATCGACGTATTCACGCGTCGCCAGCACCACCGCCGGGTCGATCTTGAGGGTGATGTTCCCAGTACTGGATACCACAAAATTCATCCGCACCACTTGCGTGCGGCCGGAGCCTTGCGACAGCAGCGGCTTGAAGCTCGGCGCACAGTTGGCCACCGCCACCAGATCCCCGTCCGCGTCGTAAAGGCCGATTTCGCGAATCCATTTACCGCCCTCATCGGCCGGAATGATTTGCTCCGCGATGATCACCGCCGGGTTGACCGGGTCAACGCGAAGCTGATTCAACGGCTTGCGGCGCCACTCGCTGAGCAGCTTGGTCTGAGTGGCCGCCGGCACTGGGTTGGGCGGGTCGGCCAACCCTCCCGGGTTGGCATCGCCCACCCCCATTTCGGTGATTCTCCAGGCAACGCCGAGCGCGTCGGCGTTCGCCTGTTTGGCCATCCCCACGTTCGTGAGGATCGCGAAAAACTGCGAATTCGCATCAATCATGATAAACGTCCAGAGTGTCTATGGTGTGTTCGCGGCCGACCACGCTAATGCTGCCGGTGACCTCAATGTCACGCATGACGGGCGGGTAAACGTCGATTTCATCGCCGTCGTAGAGGGACACGGCAATGTCTAAATTGCCTTGGGTTTCCAGGCTGATGGCCAAGCCGGTAAGTTGTCGGCTGACGGGCTTGGCGTCGTCGATTAAGCGTTCAAGTTCGAGATACATTTCCTCGGTGATGCCGGTGTCCAGCACCCCCACCTTCAGCGCGAAGGTGCCCGGCACGCCCTGCGGCACGGTGTTGAACCATTCGACGATCTCGATCAGGTAGCCCAGCGGCTCAACCACTCGACGCAAGGCGCCGATGGTGCCCTTGTGCTTGTGGATGAAGAACGACGCCTTGATGGCGGCACGCTTGACCGACTCCGACCACGAAGGGTCCCAGCGGTCGACCGACCAGGCCCAGGCCAGATGCGGTAGCAGGTGTACCGGGCAGGTGTCGGGGTTGTACAAGGTGCGCAACGGAATCAGCGTGGTTTCGGCGAACGTTGCCTCGATACCCCGTTCCAGGGGAGTGCTGTTGAGCGGCAAGAGACTGCGCATATCAACCTCCCAGCACGACGGAATAACCGGTGCAGTACGCCGCCTGCGCCTTGGTCGGTTTGAGATCCAGCCAGTCCGTCAGCTCCACGCGGGCCACGCCGGCAACGTGCAGCTGCGCATCGACGCCAGAACGCGCCACTTCGACGCCCAACCGGCGGCGTGGATTGATCCAGGCCTCAAGCCGCTTGATCGCCTCGGTAAGCGCGGCGTCGTTCTCCGGGCCAGCACCTTTCATGTGCAGCACGGCGTCGACGCGGTAGCGCAGGATCTGCGCGCCGCGCACCGTGACGCGATCACCCACCGGGCGCACGTCGTCGTCATTCACCGCCGTGGCGACCAGCTTCAACAGTTCAGGACTGGCCGTGCCGTCACCTTCAAGGCCCAACACCGTGACATCCACACAGGCCGGTGACGGGCTTTCAGCCGTTGCATCTGCCACCAGCGCTGAAGCATTGCGCGCATGCAGTATGTAACTGTTACGCGGCCCTGCCGTGGTCAGTCCCTCATAGGCCAATTGCACGCGCTCGCGCAGAGCGTCGTGTGATTCCATCACCGCCTCGACCGGTGGTACCGCCAGCGGATCGGCAGGTTGAATCACCAGGCGCTTGAGATTGACGTTAGCCGCAAGGTGCTCCAGATCGGCGCCCGTCGCATAGGCCAGGAGTTGCGATTTGGCCGCGTCGTTGACCCGTGCCCGGTTGCCGAGCTTGATGTAGCTGGCGACCTCCAACAGCTTGGTCACCGGATCACTTTCCAGAGAGGCCGTCCAGTTCCCACCCATGTGGCCGCGAAACACGTCGAGTGCCTCGCCATACACTTCTTCAAAATCCAGCGGTTCCAGCACGTCCGGTGCCGGCAGCTCCGACAGATCCACCAGGGTACTCATACCCACACCTCCAACGTGCCGCGCACACCGAGGTATTCGCCGCTGACTTGTATGTTGATTTTGCCGCCCAGCACGGACAGCACACGCACCCGTTCCAGCTTCAAACGTGGCTCCCACCGGCCCAGTGCCCGGGCGGCTTCAGCCTGCACGGCGCTTTTCCAGCCCTCATTGACAGGCAGGTCGACCATGCGCCGCAGTTTGCTGCCGTACTCGGGGCGCTCACGGCGACTCACCAATGGCGTGCCGAGGATGTCCCCGACGGACTGACGTAAATGCTCGATGCCGGAGATGGGTTGCCCGGTGTGGCGATCCATTCCGATCATCAGGTTTACTCCTTGAGTTGCTCGAACTCGGCATGGGCTTTGAGCGTTTTCAGCGCCACATCGTCGGCGCTATCGACCGTGACCTTGTTCTTCGCCACGGCGAGAGTGCGGCCGTCCGGCAGGACAACCGTGCGCGAGGTGTAGAGCGTGTCGCGAAAGGTCACGGACATGGGCATCAGCACAGCGCTGATGGGGGTGGACTCAGACGCAGTGGATTCATCTTGATGTTTGGCCATGGGAACTCCAGGCATGAAAAAGCCCGCACGCGGCGGGCTGAATGAGTGATGAGTTAGTGCTTGTGGTGGTTGTCACTTTGGCCGGCGGCCAGAATGTCGGCATCGCTGGTGATGCTTTGAGTAGCGTGCAGCGGGCCATCGATGTTGACCGGCCCTTTGATGTTCACGGCGCCCTCCAGATAGATCGTTCCCGACTTCACGCTGACAGCGTTGTCGGTGACTTCGGCCAGGGTTGAACCGACCTTGATGGTGACCGTACCGCTCGGCAAAGTGATGGTGTAACTGTTGGCCTGCCAGTCGTAGACCAGTGAGCCTCCATCATCGAACCGCCAGACTTCGACGTGATCGCGGTTGTCCGGCGGCGCGCCGCCATTCCCATAAAGACCAGGAATGAATGTGCCCTGCGCCACCTCGCCACTGGCACTGATCAGAGTGCCCTGCTCGTTGAGACTCGGCGCCCGCCAGTGCCGCGCCTTGCCGGCGGCGATGCTGTGCCAGCGTACCCAGCCACTGACCCATTCACCGTCCGACACCCGGCACACCGGTGGTGACGCTACGAGATCCACCGCCACGACATAGCAGTCCTTCACAAGCCCAGCGAGCATGCGGTCATGCTGGGCGCTCACATAGCCACCACTCATGCCAGACTCTCCGGCGCAACGTACTTGTCCCGGTTGGCTGGCCCTGCATCAGGATCAACGCCTAACAGCAGGGTGCCCGGTGGCTGATCCGGCCATGGCCATTCGGCCTCACCGAGGTAGATCTGCTGCGTCCATTCCACGACCCAGACGGTATAGCCGTCCAGTTCGGGTTTGGTCCAGTCCTGCATGGCCTGAACGAACTCAGCCGGTTCGACCTCAACACCCCAGCACTGCATGCGCAGCAACGTGGCGAGGTGGCCCGCCAGGAACACCGCTTGTTGATGATGATCCGCCTGAATCGGATCGGTGATCACCCGTGCCTCGAACCTACAGGCCAAGCCGGTTTCACCGGTTCCCGGATCGAGACCCGGCTCCATCTCAGCCAGTTCGATCAGTACCGCTGGCAGCGGTAAGCGATCCAAATCATCCGGCCACATGGACACCGTCTGCAGGCCCGGGAAGTGTTCCTGAATGCGCCGCTCGATGGCGTGATACAGCTGTTCAAGACTGAACGGCTCGTCGACTTGATCCGTCACGTCATTTCCCCTTCAAGTGCTTCTGCACTTCGAAATTGAGTTCCTGCTGCAGGACATGCACTAGATGTTCGTCAGCCTTGCGTACCCAGCTCTCGAAATGTGGGCGAGCCTGCTCCAACGACACCTTGGCCTTGGCCAGCGGGAAGCGGTTGTCGTGCTCGGCGATCCAGCCCGAACTCGCGCCGACCGCACCGCTGACATCGCTGTCGGGATAATCGCTCGCCCTGAAGTGCCTGCTGCCGGTACGAATCCAGACGTCTGCGCTGTTGCCGTAGACCTTCTTGAAGAATGCACCTTGAAAGCGCCGGCCGGCCACCGAGACACCGGAGCGACTCTGCCGAGGCCGGCCGATGCGGCTGGCCTCCATGGCGTTGAGGCCGAACCACAATTTGCCGCTGTTCGCTCCACCGCTGACCGGGTAGGCCCGCAGCCGCTGCCGAACAGCAGCGACTGCAATCCGTTCCTGTCGGCCGACAGCGCGGGCGATGTGTGTGGCAAGCCAACGCAAAGTTTTGTTGATGGCTCGGCGCTGGGCGTTGGCGGCTGCTTTTGGCAGCACGGCGGCAAAGTCCTGAAAGGCTTTCAGGTCTGCCGCCGAGGTCTGCAACGAGATCATCCCGCCGCCAGCCGAGGGCTTGAAGTGACTGCCAACGCTCATGCTTTAGGCCTCAATAGCAATGCTACCCAGCCGGTGCCGTCTGGCTCCAGTTTGACCAGGTCGTACTGGCCTCCCCCGTCTTGTCTCGCAAGATCAACAACCACCAGCTGTCCCGGCTCTACACCTGCAGCATCGACGACGCGAATCTCAAACTGCGGCTCGCGCAATGCGGTGTTGATTCGCCCCATGCGCGGCTGCAACCAAGGCGCAGAAAAGAAACCGGCGATCTCTCGACCGCCGACCGCTGCCATATCGCCCAAGCCATCCAGAACAAAGGCATCCATGTCATCGCTCAATTCGCGAAAGCCCATCACTCACCTCCGCTGTCTTCGTCCTCATCAGCAACGTCTGACTGTTGGCGCAGCAGTTCTTGTGCTCGCGGATCCTTGAGCGGGGCGATACGCCCCTCAGCGAGTAACGCTTCCTCGATTTCTTTATTCGGCGGACTGTATGGCTCGCCCTTTACGACAACGACGCGACCATCCTGCACGCAACCATCGATCACCAGAAATTCGGCTTTCTTGGCCATGTCACACCACCTTGGCGTAGATGAAGGCATCCGGTTCGAGCAGGCCAGCCAATGCTGCACTCTGGAGCTTCAGCCAACGAGCGCTTGGCTCTTGGGTCACCCAGCTTTTCGGAAAGCGCGCCGCTTCAACCAAGCCGCTTTCCACGGCTTCCAGATCCTGGATCGCGCCATACAACATGGCGTTGCGCGTCGAGGTGGAACCGAGAATCAGGCCGCCGGCCGGAATCATCGGCTGTTCTTCTTCGTCGTCATCCAGGTACCACTCGTCATAGCCGTAAAGGTCGACGCCGGGATCATTCAGATAGCCGAGGTACGTCACACCGTCGGGCAGTTCCTCAGGCTTGATCAGGCCCATATCGACGCGGCGAGTGTTGAGCTGCTTCATCACCGTCGCATTCGACTGGAAGGCATCCAGTGCTTCACCGCTCATGGCGACGGTGTTAGCTGTACGTCCAGAGTCCTTGGCGATTTTGCGTTTCCAGCCACGCAGATTGGCAATAGGGTCACCGTCAGAACTGTTCCATTGCCCGCTGCCCAGGCTGATCTTGTGATCACTGGACATCAGGAAGTCGATGGTGTCGTCCACTCCTTCGCCGATCACGCGGACTTTGCCGGTGGTGAGGGCTTGAGCACACATCCACTCCTCACGGCGTACGATTTCATCGTCCAAGTCGCGCAGATCCTTGCCGAGCAACTGCCCTGCCCGCTCCAATGGAGTACGCGAAGAAAACGGGTTGTCACCAGCCGAACGCTTGAGTACCAACTCGGCAGTGGTTTCGCGCTTGGGTTGGATGTAAGGCGGGGTATAGTTGCTGGTGGTGTAGCCCTCACGCAACGACACACTGCCAGGCAGACGCGGGTGAACAAAGGGAGCCATTTTTCGCTTGCCCTTGATAATGTCGATGTCGACCGTTTTGGTCGGGAACGTCACTGGGCTGCCACCGTTGAAAAACGTGTTCACCAAAAAACGGCGCGCAGTCGGCATCTGCTCAACCGCTTCGAGCATGGTGCGGGTATCAAAAATATCCATTTAGAACTCCGAATTAACGAACGAACAGGCTCAGGGCACGTAGCGCGGCTTTCGCCTGCGCCAGGGTGAAGCCCTCGCCGAGAGTGAGTTGGCTGGCCAGCACTTCGCCGGTCAGGCGGATAGGCGCGATCTGCGCGCCTTTGGTCGAATCGGTGGCCTGATCGAGGATTGCCACTGGCGTCTCGGAGCCATCAGTTGCTGACACTTTGGCCAGGACAAACTCACCACTGGTTTTGACCTGACCGAGGACGGCGCCTCGGTTGAGTTTTTGTCCGGAAGCAATCACGACGGTATCGATGATCACCGGAAACGCGCCCGCCGACAGTTGGTCGGGGACGTAGGTTTGGCGTTCAGGATTACTCATGAGGATCTCCAATCAGCGGCGCGAGGCGCCTTCAACAATGGCGTTCACAACTGCTTTACGTTCACCCTGAGCCGCATCGCCCGTCGGAGTAGATGTCGATGCGCCGGTGGCATCAGCCTTGATCGCACTCAGTGAAATACCGCGATCCTGCGCCGCCTTGAACAGCTGCAGAGCGGTGGCCTCGACCGAAGTGCCGGCATCGATGGCGGCGGCGATCTCGGCCTCGAAACCCTTGCTGGCCATGGCGTTGATACCAGTGATGCGCTGTCGCTCGGCGGTAGCACCCTCCTCACGGCTTTGGGTGCGAACACTCTCAAGATCCGGTTGACCGGCTTGAGCGATCTCGATGGTTTGCGGATCCGTGCCGGCGGCCAGCGCCTCACGCAACTCCGCCGTGCTGCTGACGGTGGTCATGTTGTATTTCCTCGGTTGGGTTGCGGCCGGTTTGGCCAGTTCTGTAATCAATGTTTCGAGTGAGCCAAGGCGGTGCGCCAAGCCGGACTCAACGGCGGCGGCGCCCACGCGCAAACCGCCGAAGTCGCCCATCTCGGGAACGCGCTCAGGATCCACGCCCAGGTTGCGGGCCACCTTGGCCACGAACACGTCGCCCATGGCGTCGACCGTCTCGCCGACCTTGGCCCGACCTTCTTCGGTGGCCAGATCCAGTCGCTTGTTGGGCGCGTTGCGACTGACGATCTGGTAGCGCTTGCGACCGTTGGCTTCTTCACCGCCGACGACAGCCTCGACAACCACGCCGATACTTCCGGCAAGGGCCGTCTCGTCGATAACGATCTCGCTGGCTGCCGATGCGATCCAGTAGGCCGCGCTGGCACCAGTGCCGCCGATGTAGGCGACAATGCGTTTACGATCACGGGCCGAATGGATCTGATCGGCCAGCTCGTTGATGCCAGCCGCTACGCCGCCGGGGCTGTCGATGTTCAGGATGATTGCACTGACCTTGGGATCATCCAGCGCCGTTTGCAGGTCGGTGGCTAACACCTGAGTGCTCGTCGCACCGCTGATCTCAGTGAAGAGATTGGCGTAACGAAACACTGGGCCAACCACTGGAATGATGGCCACGCCATTGCGCACACTGACGGTGCGGCTGTTTTCCAGCCGCATGCCGGTACGGGTTTCCAGCGCTGCCGGATCGCCCATCCGATCTGCAATGGTCAGCAGGTTGTCCAGGGCGCCAGGCAGCATCAGCCAAGGCTGCGATGCAGCCAGCTCAAATGCGCGGGGCATGGTTATTCCTCGTTGGGGTTATTAGGCGGTGGGGTTTCCTGTTCGCGTCCTTTGGGCAGGACATGCAGGCCATCCTTGCGGCGTTGCTCGACCTCGCGGACACGCTGTCGGTACACCTGCTGCCACGGTTCACCGGTCATTGCGGCTGTTTCCAGCGTTTCATTGCTGACGCCGATTTCGATGCGCTTGCCGGCGGCGTTGGCTTCCTTGAGTTCATCAATAGCGCCACGGGCCGGACCGATCCAGATCGCTTGGCAGTACGCTTTGCGTTTTGCGGGATCGGCGTAGCCCGGCAATTTGATCAGCCCCCTCGCCACCGCTTCATCAATCAACAGCTCTCGACTGGGCTGACAGAAGTCACAGATCAGCCACCAACGACGCAGGCTGTAGAACCGCCATGCCTGCAACATGGCGGCGCGGGCAGCGCTATAGCTGCTGCTGTAATGCAGCAAAAGCTCTTCCATTGGCTGTTCGAGCGCGGCGCCAATTTCCTTAACTACGGCGGTAAAGAACGGATCGAATTGCGCGTTGGGTCGCGCTGGGTTTGCGATCACTGGCTCTTCACCTTGGCCCAAATCGACAATGGCGCCCTCGCCCAAGGCCAACTCACCATCGCCGGTGGTGTCGCCTCCAACGCCGTCACCTTCGTTGGCCAGTGCCGTCAGCGGCAGATTGCCCACCTGAAAGTCATTGGTCTTTTTGATGAACACGGTGAACATCGCCGAGATCACCGCCGCCATCAGTTCGGCACTGCTGTAGCGCTCCAACTTCTGCAGCGGCTCCAGCACCGGAGCCAAATAGGGCGCGCCACGCTTTTGCCCTGGCCGCTCCTTGTCCGCCATGACGTGCATCACACGGCGCCGGCCAGTGGCCTCTCCGAAGGCCGGCAACCGTTCCCACTTAAGTGCTTGGCCGGAGGTGTATTCGTTCTGGTAGCCGCTGCAGACGTGATAGGCCAACGGCGCGCCGAGCCGGTCAAACTCGACACCGTCCACTAGGTACGCTCCATCTAGTTGCCCAGCCGGATTGCACACCCGATCCGATTCGATCAATTGCAACCGCGTACTGAATACACAGCCTGGACGCTCATCGTCGGGACTGGCCACCAATACATCGCCGCCTACCATCGACGAGATCAACACCAATGCCTGTAGCTGGTAGTGGTTGAGCGACGCCTCAGCGTCACATTCTCGAGGATCATCGGCGTACAACGACCACAAACGATCAAGCTGAGCGTTGATTGCATCGGCCTGCAGCTCGTCGAGGCCAAGCGCGTCATGGTCGATCTGTGCGCGGCAAACCAGTCCAGTGCCAACGACGTTGGTACGCAAGCGAGTGATGGCTGCACGGGCGATCAGGTGATTGCGCATGGCATCCCGCGAACGAGCCACCAGCATTCGCCGCTCATTCTGATCGAGATCCCGACGCGGGCTACCAAGACCGGGTATCCAGCTGGCCATGCTACGCAGCACCCGGGAGGCACCGCGCCACCGAGTTTCAACACCACCACCGCCGCCTTGAGCGACGATAGGTCGGGCTTCGTTTGCCGACTTGGCGAGCTTGATCGCCTCACGCATCAGCAACTCGGCCGGGTCTTTTCGAAAAAATCCCATAGTCAGATCTTCATGTAGGAGATGCGGTTACGGCCGCGTCCCTGTTGTTGAGCCTGTTCCAGCGCGACCTCCTTCGCGTATTGCTGCTCTAGTAGGCGAAGGCTGTTCAGCTCGGCGCGATACAGTTCGCGATCCGCACGACGCAAGCGCTGGCCTTTCTTCAGGACGTCAGAGATCGCCGCCCGGACTTCCGCGAGGCGCTGTTGTGCGTCTGTCATGTTTGTTTTCCTAGTAGCCCGCGCGACTGCGGGTGCCCCGCCCACGAGCGACGGCTCGGCGCGGTACCGGTGCGACCGGTTGTTCGGTGGTGAACAGAGTTGGCTGTAGCAGCTGCTGCTCCAGCTGATCCCATTCGTGATCGCGCAGCAGATGGGTTTTCAGACTGCGCGCCGCATGCAAGGAGTACACCTCGCAGTCGAGCGCTTCGTTGCGCCGTCCGGCTTTTTTCTGCCAAACCATCTTGCTGGGGTTGCGTGGGTGCGGCGCCAGCACTTCGTTGGTGAGCTGCTCGTAGTAGTCCGAGCGGATCTCGCTATACCAGTGCATTCGGCCAGGCCCTGCGCCTTTCAGCCGAAGTCGGCCGTCGATCAGAGTCTTGGCTTTGTGCGTGCCAACGATGTGGACCCTCAGCCCGTATTTGGCAGCCTTGGTGTTGTCTTGCGAGGTGTCCACCGACTGCGGCGGCTTGGTAAAAATCTCCTTGTCACGGCTGTCAACGGAAGCACCTTTGATCGCCATGACGTTGTAGCGTTGACGATCACGCACATACGCATAAACCGCATCGCTGGTATTACCGTCAGAGCTGTCGATGCTGACCGCCGACACCGCCAGTTGGGCGCCGCTTGCGATGGGAATCGGTCTGGAGATGACCCTGTCCAGCTCTTGCCAGACAGCGTCATGCGGATCGATGGGGTTACCGTGCAGCTCGCCCCAATACAAACGCCACGACTCTTCACCCCGCCCCCATCCAGTGATCACTAGCGCCAAGCGGTCGCCTTGCACGTCAACACCAACGGTGACCAAGAGCACACCTTGGGGCGCGGTGAGTTCCGCGTATGGTTCGGCGCGCTTCTCCAGTTCGTCAGTCTTCGGAGCATCGCTCTGGTATTCGTAGCTTTCACCTTTGGAGCTGTTGACGAAGGCGATCATTGGGCCGATGTTGCCCTGCGCCGCCGCGTGCTCAGCCTGGAGTTTCTTTTCCATCAGCACCTCAAAGCGAGATCCCCAAAACGTTGCGTAGAGCTCGTTGAGGATGTAGCCCGCGATACCGCGAAACTCCGCTGTAGCTGACCAGCGTCCATGCTTGAGGTTGGCGTTTTTCTGGTTATCGTCCCAGATCCCGCCGCAGTGCGGGCAGGAGTAGAACGTCTGTTCCGGACGCTTCTTGCCGTACACCTCATGCTGGTACTCAGGATCCTCATCGCAGTGCAGGTTGTCGAAGCTCAGCGCGTGCTCTTGCCCGCACTCGTGACAGGGCACCAAGCCAACACGCTTGTCTGATAGCTCCAACTCCGCATCGATGGCCGATAGACCTTTGATGGTCGGTGTGCCGCCGATGATGATTTTCGAACGACGAAAGGTTTTGAGTCGCTCCTTCGCCAGCTTGATGCTATCGCCCTGCCCACGCAGGTTGAGGTTGCAGTCGTCCGGTTCCTCAATGGCCACCCGTGGCACTGGCGTGGACTTCACGCTAGCCGGGCTGTTGGAGCCAACCATTTTCAGGAAGCCACCAGGGAAACGCTTGAAGTCCTGCCTTTGTTGAAGCTTGCGGCTGCGCAGGTCGACTTTCTTGCGCAGCCGTGGCGTGGCTTCGATCATCGGTTCGAGCTTTTCGCCGACGTACTGTTTGGCCGCTTCGGCTTTGGGAAACAACACCAGGATCGGGGACGGGTCAATGTCGATCCATTTGCCCAGGGCATTTCCCAGAACGCCAGACGTCCAGGCCACCTGCGCCGATTTGCGGCCGACGATCTCACTAACAGTTGGATCGTCCAGTGCCTCCAATGGCCCACCGGGCCAGATCAGGTGAGGCGTCACGTCAAAGCGATATTTGCCGGGGCGTGCCGCTTCTTCCGGTGCGAGCCAGCGGTACTTGTCTGCCCACTCGATAATGCTCATGCGGGGCGGCGGCGCCCACTTGCGGCAGGCGCCGCGCAGCGCTTTAGTCGCCGTCTTCCTCAAGGCCCTCCGAATCGTCCGGTTCGTCAGAATATCCATCTGACGGGGCATCATCCTTGTCATAGTCAGAAAGCCTCCTCAGGATGGCTTCAATGGGGTCGCGGATGAGCTGCTCATCAACTTCCACGTCGTAGCGCGCCGACAATTCAGCGGCTAACGCGTCCGGAAAGGAATTGAGCAGCTCCACTTTGGCAGCGGTGATCATGGCTTCGAAACGCTCGACCAGATCAGCCGCAATCACAACCTCGCCCAGATCCTTGGCCATCGCGAGCTCTTCGCGGTCGGCACGGATCCGGTCGAGCCGGTCGCGTGAAGATTCTTTTTTGCCGTTGAGTGCAGCCTGGTGCATCAGCCACTGAATGACGGCTTCGGTGTCGTATTGGTTTTCGTTGCCCCGACCGAGGCCGAACTCGGTCACAGGCATGCCGTCGTTCTGCCATCGGGTCAGGGTGCGTTCATCACGGCCGACGATCTCGCTCAAGTCGGCCTTGCTAACTGACCTGCCCATATCTAACCCTTTGAAAAGACGGACATCCCTGCCAAATTCTCAGCTGCAGAGATCCCGCGAGTTCGCTAACCCGTGTAGGGGGCGGCCCTCGGGGAGGACCCGGAAAAATGGCGCCCCACACCCGTCCGCCGACCTAGCTTCGGTCGGTCGATGCCGACTCCGAAACGCCCAACCGCTTGGCAGCCCAGCGTTCGTACAACCCGATGGCAACATCGGCACCGGCCATTGCCGTCAGGCAACCCAAGGCGCCCGCCGTCCAGATCGTCATGCCGGCGGCGATCATCAACATCATCGCCGAGACCCCGCAGACAATGCAGGCACCAGACCGAAGCGCGAGGCGGCGCAACAATGCCCAGCCCCGCGCACCGTCCTTGTCGGCACGCCACATCTCCCCCGATACGCCACCGACCAGGGCCAGGACGATCACTAACCAGATCGGCATCTCTGCCAGCGCTTGTTGCTCGTTTGTCATCGCCAACCCCTAAACGCAAAAACCCGGCGCAATGGCCGGGTTTGGTGGTGTGGTGCCTGCCGCTCTCTGCGGTCGCACCTATCGAAGATGGGTACTTTTTACAGGGCGATTCCGGTGGCAGCAAGCGAGTTTTAATGCCATGGAACAATACGGGTGCAATATGGGTACGACGCGGGTGTAACAGGGGTACAACGTATTTACTCGGCTATCGCTTTTGATTCGGCGTCCCATCCGTCCCACCTTTAAAAATCGAAGTGGGACGCTTGAGAGCGCCTAGATTCGGGGCCTCGCCCCACCGTCCTACTTATTTATCTCCTTTCTCGTGTAAAGGGAGAAATTTAAGAACACGCTTGCGCGTGAAACGCGCGTGCATGTGCCTGCTACGCATATGCGGGCGGGTGACGCTGAAAGGTGGGACGGTGGGACAACCCAGTAAAGACAAGGCCCGCACCTGTCCCACTACGTCTAAACATAGTGGGACAAGGCGGGCCGGTGGGACAGCAACTGCCGGAGCCGTGCCAGGGGTCAAGCAGCCACCCCCATCATGACTCCAAGAATCTGCAGGTGTGCGTCATGCAGGCGCTGATAATAAGTGTCACGCCCGCAGCCGCAGTGCGCATATCGCAAGCGCATGCCGACATCGAGGGTGCAGTAGTGCTCTCGCACCACCGTCACAAGCTCGGGCGCAAGGTGCTTGTTCACGATCAACTCAATATCTAACGAGCTCTCCAACGGCGCACGAAATGCACGCCGCCCACGGATCAACTGGCCATTGCTTTCCATCATCATCGCGACCATGTTGCCACCTGCCAGCCCCCCTTTCGAATGATCGGAGTGCAGCTCCTGAGCCCACTTCTTCAGCAACGAATCAATCTCCTTAATCATCGAAGCAAGGCTCCTCGAAAGCAGATTGCTCCAAAGCAGACGCCTTGCCCCAGCCCTCAGGTTTCTTGTAACCCCACAAACGAATCCGACTCTTGGTCATCGCACCGAGCCGGTAACGACTCCAACCTAGCCGGTGCAGAATCGCACCGACCCGCATCTGCTCCGGTTTGCCCCAATGCCCCGGATCAAGCTTGAGGGCTTGCGTCAGAATCTCGCTGCCGGTGGTGGTCTCGCCGATCTGCGACTCTTCAAGCCAGGTCAGGATCGGCGTCTCCCATTCGTCCACCACGAAACGCTCGTCCTGCTCCTCGGCGAACAATGTCGCCTCATCTCGCGTCACCCACCAGAGGTCACCCGCGTCGTAACAAAACACAGCCTCGGCCCATAGCTGGTCGCGAATGGAGCGCAGCAGCTCTAGGTCCACCTTGGTACAGGCTACCGGCCAATACCGCCGGTTACCGGTGGCGTCCTTCAGGTACTCCTCCTGGTTGGTGGTGCCGACAAAGACGCACTGACGCGGTACGTCCATGGTGCGACGACCGTAACTCTCGCGGTAGGTATCGGTGGACGCCGAGAAAAACTGCTTGGCCTTTGTACTTTCCGCTTTGTTGAAGCTGTCCAGCTCGCCAAGTTCGACGATCCACTTTCCCCGGATCGCCTGAAAACCGTCTTTGTCGCCCAGGGCGAACGGTGTGTCCATGAACCATTCACCGCCGAGAATGCTCATCGCCGTCGATTTACCAGCACCCTGCGCACCTTCGAGGATCATCACCGAGTCAGCCTTGCAGCCCGGTTTCATCACCCGCGCTACAGCCGAAATCATCCAGCGCTTGCCAACCTTGGACGAGTAAGCAGAAGCCCTAACGCCCATGACGTCCGTCAACCAGCATTCCAGACGCGGCACACGATCCCATTCCAGCTTTTTTAGGTATTGCCGCACTGGGTGAAACTCGTGGTCATGCGCCACGACACTCACCGCCTCGATCACATGGGACGCTTTGACCCGCAGGTTGTAATGCTGCGCGAGCCATTTCATTACCCGCACATCATCAATGTCAGCCCAGTCGCCCGTACCCCCGCCATAAGGCGCTGCACGGAGCTTGACGATCTTCGAACTGAACGCGCTGAAACTGATGACTCCGGCCCAGCGAGGATCATTGGCGAGGATCAATTCAACGTTTTGCATGTGTGCAATCAGTGCGCCGCTGTCACTACGGGCCAGGAGATCTTTCCACCCGCCTGCGGCCGGCGGCTTAACCACCGCCAACACTTGACGGCGCACCGCCTCCAGCCCCTCTGCGACGTGCAAATCGTTGAAGTCGGTCCATTTATCACCGCGCTCACCGGAAAAGATTGGTGCAACCACCTGGCCACCGACGATGAGTGCCGCGTTATTGGCCTTTTCTTCACCAGGGTTCCAGGCATCACCGTTCGGCTTGGTAGTTTTCCAGTCATCATCGCGGCAAATGATCAGCGGACAGCCCGCGAACCGCTCACGCATGGCCTTACAGACCGCAAGCAAGTTACCCGCATCGAATGCTACGGCGACGGTAAGCGAGGTCGCCATGTGAAGGCTGGCGCCAGTCGCGTAGCCTTCACACACCAGCACGGGATCGCCCGGATCGGCGTCCGGTCCTAGGAGATGGAAAGCCCCCTCTTTCGACATCCCGTAAGGCCAATACGTCTTGTCCCGGCCAGTGTCTTCCTGTTTGTTCGGGTAAATCACCTGAAGCCCGACGATGTCGTCCCGCGCATTGCTCATGGGGACCAAGACTGCCCCGGAACGCGGCGCGTATCGCACCCGGATACCGACAATTTGCTTGCGGTCCAGGTATTCGCTGCGGCCTTTCTCTGGCATCCGCTGGAACAAGGCATCCGCTCGCTTCGCCGCCCGGCGCGCCGCATTGGCCGCAACCTCAGCAGCACGACGCTTGCCCTCTTCCTGCCGAGCGCGCATCACTTCGCGTTCTTCGGGTGACATCCGGCCGGCCTTGACCTTGATCTTCTGCGTCTCACCCGAACGCCAATCGCCGAATGAACCGAAAATCAGCGTCTCACCTTTCTCGGTGCGGTGTTCATGGGCGACGTACCAGCCGTTTTTCTCGGTACCCTTATCCTGCGCCGTCTTGCACCGGGTGAGCTTGCCGAACACCAGCGGTTGCGCTGGTACAAGGCCGTAATCCGCGAACTGCGCCAAAAGTTCATCGAGCATGACGACCTCCCTTCAATTCCGCGAGCGAAAGACAGTCCACACAATGGGTGCAGCCTGGTTGCGCGACACGACGTGCCTCTGGAATCGGATCTTCGCACTCTTCACAGAACAGATAAGAGTGTGCCGCCAATGCAGGTTTGGCGGCGATGCGACGTGCTGCGAGCGCTTGGTCGACACGCTCTTGGACGAGATCATTAGCAAAGTCTGCGATGTCAGCCACGGTCAGCACCTCGCGTCGTCTGATTGACATAGGTGGCGCGGTTGAACAACCCGAGCAGCCCTTGAATACCCCGGAACACCTGCAGACGAATCGCGGCGAGTTCCTGATCGGTGACGACGCCGTCGCCGATGCTCTTGGCCCAGGTATCGGCGAGATCCGCGACCTGCCGAAAGTACTCGGCGATACCAGTCGTGAGGGTTTCAGGCATGTCGTTGGTGTAGGTGTCGGCCAACTCCTGCCAGACCGTGTCGCCGACCAGCGCGTGCACCGCATCCAGAATACGGCGATCCTTGGTCAGTTCGAGGATCTCGCCGAACTCCTGAATGTTGATGGAGTGGCTAGGGTGGGTCGGCGACAGCTTGTGCTGTAGCGTGGTCGGGTTGCGGCCGGTCGTGGCGGCGATGGCCGCAGCGCCGCCTGGGTATTCGCGAGCGGCGTGGTACAGCGCTAAATCGAGCGGCAGGACTTCCCGCTGGGCCCGATCTACGGAACTCAGAGCGATTCGGCTCATGGCATTAATCCTTGAATGTTGCCAGTGCCGCACGACAGGGAGTGGTGGTACATTTGTCGTGTGGCGTGTAAGTGCCCAAACGCCGGCGAGGTTTCATAGACCAACACCGGCACCGTGCTGGGGCGAACAATCCGTTGCTCACCCCTAGCGCAACAGCTGCCAGCTCTGTGGTGGAAAAGGCAGCAACACCAAAGCTTCCGAGCCTTGGAAAACGCGAGAAGAGTGGGTGGTTTGCATTTGGTTTGCCCCCTACTCCTAACGCGGCCCGACAGCGCTGTGGTGGTGCGTGTCGGGAGGAACTGGGCGACCTTTGGGTCGCCTTTTTTCTAACTATGCTGCTTCGCTCGGCGAGACATCGTCCATGATCCCAAAGTGTTCAAGTACTTCTGAGATCGTCACGCAGCCATCACTTTCGCGGGCCAATGACTTGATTAGAGAAACGCTTGGATCTTTGCTCGCATATTTCACGTGTAAGCGAAGGTAGCTATCAGCTATACGGCAGCGCTTCGCATAGGCCTTTAGTTTTTCCTTATCCATGTTGCTGATGTAATCACGCAGGTTCATTGAGTAATCCTCCGAGCGCTAAATTAACCTTTGAGGTTATTTTTTGCAATACCCGTGGAGACATTCACCTCAAAGGTTAATGAAGCCAAAATCATCACATGAAAATTTCAGATACCCGGCTTCACAACTTTCGACGAATCATCGCTGAGCGGAATCTTCGCTTGACGGACGTAGCTGAGCGCCTAGGTAAAGCGCCTGCGCAGGTCAGTGCTTTCGGAGGGAAGAATCCTACGAAAGGGATTGGTGACCAGATTGCACGCGAGCTCGAAAAAGCTCTGAACTTGCACGAGGGTTATCTCGACATGCCATACGGTGTTGGTGAGTTCAATAACGCTACTGTGTTAAGCCATACAGGACGTAAGCTTCCCGTTATAGGCTCCATTGCTGCGGGTTCATGGTGCGAGGGTCAAGGGAGTTTTGATCCAAGAGATGCGGAGGAATGGATTGATGCTCCGGGACCAGTGGGCCCAAGCGCATTCATTCTTAGAGTTGAAGGTGTGAGCATGGAGCCAAAGTTTATGGAGGGAGACAAGATCGTGATCGATCCATCCCTCGAAGCTTTACCAGGCCATTTTGTTGCAGCGAAGCGAGTTAGAGATGAAGCAGCAACACTCAAGCAACTCAGACAAGAGGGTAGCGAACGTTATCTCTATGCAGTCAATCCTGATTGGCCGGAACGCATAATCCGAATGACTGAAGAATGGAACATATGCGGCCGAGCTAGGTGGAAAATTTCCGACCTTTAAAAATTAACCCCAAAGGTTACTTTTTCTTGACCAAATAACCTTTAGGGTTAAAATTGCCTCACTCTCCACCATAGAGCGAGGCTTCACCCATGCTACCTAGCGCTACCCTCCACGTTCACCCGGCGTGCGTCAGCAACAAAAAAATGATCGAGCAGCTGCAGCTCGCCACGGGCCGCCTGGTCGTCATTCATAACTGCAAACCCAAGCTTGTCGCCAAGTCCTGCCAGCCCTCTCCTGTCGATCCGAACGGCGGAGGGCACGCGGCATGATCAAGTACAAGATCGACAACCGCACCCTGCAGTTGCTTAATGCCCAGGTCAATCTGACCGAGACCTTCGACCACGTCCTGCGTACAGCACCGAAGCGCGAGTGCCTGGCATTCCGTCTAAAGGCCGAACGCGGCACATTGGAAAGCACTTTTGTCATCGAGCTGGGCAGTGAACGCCACACGCTGACTCTGCCGAACGACAAGAAGATGCACCTCAAGCTGGCCGACTTCATCGAAGAGATTGCCAACGGCCCGCTTGAACCGAGCAGCACCAGCGACCAGGTACATCGCGCGCATGCCGATCGCCAATACGGCCGCTTTGACGTCCAGGACAAGCAGCGGGTATTCGAGTTGATCCGCACCGGCGGCATGCTGAGCCTCGACATGGGCTTCAATCTGCCGCTGCACGTGGCTATCCATCGCCCGCACACTCTCTCCTGCATCACCGCCATCCTCAGCATCGGCAAAAAGAGCCCGCGCACACGGTGTTTTACCGCGTGCGGTACCGATGTCGAAATCTACGGCAAGGTCAGCGAATCCATCAGTCAAATTGCCGCAGCGGCCACTCCTGCCGCACACGCGGCTTAAGGAGGGCGCCATGGAACGCACCCTCGCCCAAACAGCTGCGCATCTCGGCCTGACCCGTCCCAAGCTCATCGCCTACATGCGGGAAAAGGGTCTGCTCAATGGAAACCTACCGGCGGATCTGAAACGCGATGGCCAGTATCTGCGGATCAAAGACAGCTCTTGGTACGACGAGAAATACGGCATGCAGTACAGCCAGTCGACTCGGGTCAAGCAGGCCGGAATCCGCTGGCTGGCTGACCAGTTGGGTATCGACCTCCCCGCCATTCCGGCAGACCGCCGTGACGTGGCCTAGGGAATACGCCCGACAGATCATCGCAATGCGGACACGTGAGGAGCGCAATGCCGCGCTCCAGGAGGTGCCCGAACATCTGCGGGAATTGACCAAACGCCATTGCCTGAACGCCTGGAACCACCCATCACGATCCAAACGCAAGGAGGCTCAATAGCCACATGAACAACGCGAACCAAACACCGCTGCGACTGCTTCCAGCGCCTGATAACTGCACCGTTGACATGCTTTACCGTCTTTTCGGCGACGTACTCATTCCACTTGAAAAGCTGCGTGTCCACTACTTCAAGAACCTCAACGAAAAGACGTTCACAGAAGCGATCAATAGCCGCCGGATTCAAATTCCCGTGACCACTATCGACGAAAGCGGAAAAGCATTGAGGTATGCCCACATCAAGCACGTCGCGGCTCTGATTGATATCCGCGCCTACAAGGCTGATGAAGAGATGCAACGACCGCTAGACGACAAGCCGGACGCGTAATACCCACCCGAGATAAAGCGACACCCCTATTTGGCTGCCACCACCAGCCAAGCGAACCTAGGAGCAAACCAAATGACAGCAATTCAAATCTGCGCACTCATCGCCCTAATCACTCTGGCCGGCCTATTAGTCTGGGCTGGATACTTCATGGGCCGTACCGACGGTATTTCCGCTGGCATGAAACAAAGTGACGACATCCTGCGCGCCGAAAGCGCCAAGACCATTCGCGAGTTAAGGGCCTCCCTCGACTTCATCAAGGCCGACCACGCTCACTTGGCGCAATTCAGCAAACGCCTGCAGAAAGCGTTGACACTCGGCGATCCCGAACGCCAGTCACTGCTCGAGATCGCCGAAAAGCTCCGCATTGCCGCTGAGACTTTCGCTGCCTTCCGCACCGGGAAAAAATTGGAACGCGAAACCCGCGCCCTGCGCGACGAGGCGCTCGCCATGGCCGAATTACTGAAACCCGCCGAAATAGCAGGCCGTGCAAAGGTAGAAAAGGTGTCTCCTCGCATTCCTCTCTGCAAGGAAGATGCAGAAAAAGCTGCTCTTTTTTTCCAGCAGCTATCTCAAGACGAAACCGCACACGCAGCAATTGGGGGTGCAGCATGAGCTGGATCCTCACCTTCACCGGCAAGCAGTTCGACCTTTACGACCCAGACGTCGAACTGATCGACCCTCGAGACATTGCTCATTCGCTCGCCAATCTGTGCCGATTCAACGGCCACACCCGCGAGTTCTATAGCGCGGCGCAACACTGCTGCCTGGTAGCCGATCTGGTGCAAGAGGAAGACAAATTGGCTGCCCTGTTGCACGACGGAACAGAAGCCTACGTCGGCGACATGGTGCGCCCACTAAAGCAGTGGATGGATGCTTATCAGGACGTCGAGGAATGGATCTGGGAGCGCATATGCACCCGGTTCAAGCTCGACACCGAACTGCCTGCAACCGTGCGACGGGCCGACCTGATAGCACTGGCCACCGAGCGCCGCGACCTCATGCCAACCGATTCGGCTAGCTGGGATTGTCTGGTAGGCATCGAACCTGCTGCCGAAACCATTCGCCCTTGGTCACCTAACGAGGCGCGACTCACGTACCAGCAGCGCCTGATGGATCAACTCGCTATCGAGCACCGGAGGAAAGCGGCATGAGAAACGTACAGAACACCACCGAGACCCTGCCCGCTTTGCTCCGTATAAACAACGGGATCGCCACGCCTGTAAACAACAACTGCTGCGCAGCAGCACGCATTATTGCCTCTTACAGCAGCACTGCCGAGGGTCTGATAGCCCACGAAAAGCTGCGCGAGGCAGCCATCCATAATGCGACGCTGAACGCTCAGAAACGCTCGCCCGCGCAGCTTGTCGAGGGGTATACGCAATGTGATGAGGCAGCAGAGCCATCGTTGCCAACCTATCACCTCGACAAGATTCCAGAAGACAAGATGGCCGAACTCGTCGGTACCACGCGCCGGGCATTACAAGGCAAGCGCGCCAGAGGCGTCATCCCCAAAGGCGTCTGGAACAGCATCGATAGCCGCATTTATTACAGCCTAAGGAGATACGAAGCATGGCTCGAGAGCCAATGGGATTGCCCACCGGAGTTGAATTTGCTGGACAGTCCGTCCGCATTCGCTTCACCTGGAACGGGCAACGCCGTTGCGAAACCCTCCCCTATCCCCAAACGTCGAAGGGGATTAAGGCTGCCGCCGACTTACGCGCTAACGTAACCAGCCTGATCAAGCACGGCGTGCTGGACGATCAGCGCTACGCCGAACTGTTCCCAAACTCCACCTATGCCAACTACTCAGCGACTCCCCGCTTCGGGGAGTACGCCCAGGAGTGGCTCAACAGTCGCGAGATCGTGGCGGGGACACTCAAGAACTACCTCGGCTCGCTCAATCTGTACTGGATGCCGTATCTGGCAATGCTGCCCATCGACAGCATCACGTCGGTGATGCTGCGCAAGGTCGTAGCCAACACAGAATGGCCGACGCCGGGCGTGAAGCGTGCGGCGATCCAGCGCCTGACCACTGTGTTCGGCACTGCGGTAAAAGATGGCCTGATCAACCGTAACCCGGTGGAATCCATCGAACTGCCGGTGAAAGCCAAAAAACCCATTGATCCCTTCACGGTCGGTGAGGCCAACCAGATAATCCAACACCTATATAAGACGCTGACCCATTCGATGCGGATCTACGCGGCGTACTTCGAGTTCGCCTTCTATACCGGCATGCGCCCCAGCGAGATCGCGGCGCTGCGCTGGGAAGAGGTAGATAAGGAAAAGCGACTGGTCAACGTGTGTCGGATCGTCGCGGACTACAAGATCGAGGAGCGCACCAAAACCCGGAACGCACGCCAAGTCATGCTCAATAGCCGAGCGTTGCACGCCCTCGAGCAGGCAAAGCTGGAGGCGCAACAACGCGCCCTGCAGGGCCGTCGTAAACGCGCCGAATCGCCCTTTGTATTCCCGCCAACGAAGAACTTCGAGTTCATTCAACAATCGAGCGTGACCGACAAACACTTCCAGGCTGCACTGAGCGAATTGGGGATTCGCGCCCGCCGGCAATACAACTGCCGACACACATACGCTACCATGTGCCTCATGGCGGGTATGAACCCTGCGTTTATTGCCACTCAGCTCGGTCATAGCGTTCAGATGTTGCTATCGACTTACGCCCGATGGATCAATTCCAGTACTGACTGGGGTGAACTCGGTAAGCTCGAAAACAGCTTGATTGGTACAAAATTGGTACAGACTGAAACAGTACCCCTCTGA